GTCAGATGTATTGCTCCAATCATTCGAAGGCGAAGAAGGCCAGAAAACAGAAGCTCAATTAGCCGTCATATCTTATCCCTCTAACACACTCCCAGATTCATATAGAAATGTCATCCTATCTAGATGGCTTAGATCATTAAGACAATACAATGATTATTTCAAGCTCATCGATAAAAACGCCTATTTCGATGTCTATGAGAAATATATTAAGCTCATCATTTATAGACCTAATACAGTCATAAGACTAGCTGTGCTAAAAGATGACCAAGACGTTGTACTCGGTTGGAGTATAATTGAAGGAACAATATTGCATTATGTGCATGTTCCTGAGTTATGGCGGGGTAAAGGCATATCAGATTTACTCATACCTAAAGACATAAAATGCTGTACACATGTAACTAAATACTGGTTAAACATGTGGCAGAAGAAATATAAACACGTAATTTTTAACCCATTTTTATAGGAGATATATGGCAGACACAACATTAATCAAAGTAAAGAGTTTTATCCTTCACGATACACTTAATATCGCCGGTAAGAACTTCAAATCAAATACACCGGTTGAAGTTGGAACAGACATGCAGGCTAAGTATGACGTTGACCATAAGCAATTATTCATTTATTTCAAAGGCCAATTACGTATTGTAGACAATATCAGCTATTGGGAGCCAGAAGATTATACTCAATTTGGTTTCACTCATGAAAAGATTAAACCTATGAGTCTAGGTAATCCAGGACCAACTCCTCAAGTTCCAACTGGTAAGATCAAAGCTCAGGTTGAAGTACCACATGAGAAGGTACAGAATCCACCAACCAGAAGAAGCGTTCATCCGTGAAAGTGATCAAGGTAAGTCCAGATTCATTTGAAAGAATGATCCATGTAATGGGACCATCAGCACAATTCGTGAGACTTCCTTCCACGAATGGTACTCATTTTTACACCGGACTTATTATGGCAGCAGGAGCATGGGTTCCATGGCCAGACAATTTGACAGATGATGAACTAATGCTTTATGAAGAGCGATATGGCCGGCCACCAGACATTTTTACGCCGAATTATGAAGAAAAGGTTAAGATCGTAAACAGAATAAGGACTACTGATGAATAACGGTTGGAGAATAGTTCCATTACTTCATAGGAAACCAGGCCAAGCTGAATATGTTGACCGCATGGTTAAAGAGATCAAGGCGCTTAATATACCTAAAAAGCCAGTCTCAACAGTTCAATCAGCGTCATTAGCACCGCTTTGGGATAGTGAAAATAATAAGCTTAGAGATATGACCGAACAGGAAATATTGGCATATCAAAATAGACCAATGCCTGAGAAAGAAGCATGGAGACGGGATGCAGATGCCGAAAAGATTAATGCAGAACTTATGCTCGTTAATCCCAGTAGAATACAATCAACTATTGCAGTTCAAGATATTAGAAGAAAATCTAAGAATACAATTGGAGATGCAGTTAGTGAAGGCGGCTCGGGATTCACGCCTGAAAGAAAAGAATTGGCACGACAAGCATTTAGTTTCACTCCGCCAGTGCAACTCACAGAACAACAAAAATCTAAGCTGACAGAGCTTAATAAAATCACCGAATACACAGGTCCGGCTCCTGAAGAGAAGCCTAAGAAAAAGAAATGGTTTGAATTTTTATTAGGAAATAAACCATATACAGTTGTCGGTACAAACAAGGATGAAGTGTGACAGAGCTTTCATTTCTTTTATCATTACTTTTAGATCAAAAGCTTAATAAAGCAGTTAAACAACTTATTAAGGATAGAATCAAAGATATTGAAACAGCTGCGCCTAGACCTCAAGCTAGATCAATAGTCCAGCCAACAGGACAATCGCCATCGACTCAAAGAATACTCGATGAGATGGCCGCTGAAGGTAAAGAATTGCCAATTCCGACACATATTGCTCAAACTCCAGCCACTGCAGCGGCATTAGCAGCTAGACAGCAAGCTATTGCTCAAGCAGTGAGTGGTAAGCAAGAAGCCGGCCGAACTAGCCCAAGGAAGTTTTAATGCTATCTGTCAAAGCTAAGGTAGTTTAAGATAGATTATGGCTTATCCTAAAGGTGCACCTAAACCAGAGAAGTCAGGTCGAAAGAAAGGGACTCCTAATAAGGAGACTCAAGACTTATTTGCTATATGCGAAAAGCATAATGTAAATGTCTTTGAATCAATGGTGATCTTAGCAGTTCAAGAAGTGGATATTAATAAGAAGTTTGAACGGCTCACTAAGATAGCTCCTTATCTCTATGCTCAACGAAAAGCAGTAGAGCTTAGTAATGATGAGGAAAAGGGATTTAAGATAGTTATAGAGGATTTTAGAAGTAAAGATGGGGAGTAGCTGAGTTGGTACAGCGTTTCACTGTTAATGAAGAGATCGGAGGTTCGAATCCTTCCTCCCCAGCCAAATTATGATTGAATTCAAAATAGCATTACAACCTAAACAGAAGCTTTTCGCACAGACAATAGATCAATATCCTGTGACATTCTACGGCGGAGCCCGCGGTGGTGGTAAATCTAAAGGTCTACAGCTTATTATGCTGCTTAGACGATTCAAGTATGCTGGAAGTCATGGAGCTATATTTCGCAGAACCTATCCAGAGCTTGAAGGCAATCATATCAGGCCTATATTTGAATCATTTCCTCAATTAAGAGAGTTCTACAATGAATCTAAGAAGCTTATTACCTTCCCAAATGGTTCAACATTACAATTCTGTCATTGCGCAAATGAATCAGATATCACTCTTTATCAAGGTAGAGAGTTCCATGACTTGGCAATTGATGAGGCTGGTCAGTGGACGGAAGCTATGTTTAGGACGTTGCAAGGTTCTAATCGCTCAAGTAAAGCCGGAATCTCGCCTAGGACTATTCTCACCGGAAATCCAGGCGGGATTGGTCATGGTTGGCTTAAACGAATCTTTGTTGAAAGACGGTTCAACGATAGAGAGGACCCTAAAGATTACCACTTTGTACGTGCGCTGGTGGCAGACAACCAAGCACTTATGGACTGCGACCCATCTTACGTACGCCGCCTTAATTCCGAGCCCAACGAGGCCTTACGCAGAGCTTTTCTCTATGGGGATTGGGATATATTCGCTGGCCAATTCTTCCAAGAAATCAACAGAACCGTTCATTTGGTAAAACCATTCAATATCCCTCCACATTGGAATAGATTCGGAGCTTATGACTTTGGTTTTAACCATCCAGCTAGCTTTGGTTGGTACACAACAGATGAAGATGGAAATGTATATAAATACAGAGAGTTAGTTAAAGCTCAAATGCGAGTGGATCAATTTGCTAAAGAAGTTAATTCATATACAGATACTGCAGATCTTTATCCAATCATGGCTGGGCATGACTGCTGGGCTAAAAAGAATGTACTTAAAGATGATATGCGACCTTCGACCATTGCTGAAGAATTCGCCACCCATGGAATTAATCTTAAAAGAGCTGTTATTGATAGGCATCAAGGTGCTGCACAATTACGCAGTTATTTAGCATGGCAGAACTTACCAAGCGGCAGAACTAAGCCTAGATTTATGATATTCGACACATGTCCAATTACTTTTGATACTATTTCGAGGATGATTCATGATCCTGATGATGTTGAAGATGTTCTCAAGGTAGATGCGACAGATGGTGACCCGTTAAGTGGTGATGATGCTTATGACGAAACGCGCTATGCAATTATGTCTAGGCCAGCGATTAGTGAAGCTGAGAAGCCTATTATCGCTAAAGGATCTAAAGCTTGGTATGAGCAGCAATCGTCTGATCATTGGGAGCGCGAGAGAGAGGCTTTGATTAAGCAACAAGACATAGATGTTCAATGGCCATCAGATGATGGTGGATTCTCTAATTTTTAAGATTTAACGTCATATTCGACAATATTTGAAGGTTATTCATCAATAATTGATAGGAATACATAGAATGTTGCCTTTTCTAAATAAATCTAAAGATGCAGCGGCTTCTGGTCCAGTTCAACACATGAATACAACTCCAGAATTAGATGAAGATGATGAAGACTTTGACGGTCTAGTTCCAGCTTTAGAAGAATTCCATACATTAATGAATGCGAAACGTTTTAAAGACGCAGCAGAATGCTTCCGCTCTTGCTTAGATTTGGTGGAAAAAGAGCCAAAGAAAAAGAAAGAAGAGAAAAAGGAAGATAAAAAAGAAGAAAAGAAGGATAAAAAATGAGTAATATTCTCCAACTTAATCAGCCACAAGTATTGTCTGGTCTAGGTACAATGACAATCACTTCGCTTAATCCTGGTTTATATTATGCTAATGTGCAGTTAACTGAAGTTCCTCCATCGGGAGTGACTATCGTAGTTAATTATAATGGTTCTCCAGTTTTCACAGCTCCAGTATTAGCACCTACTCAGATTGCTCAACAGTTTAAATATTCGCCGATTGTTGTAAGTGCCACGACTGATACTATTACAGTTGTGCTGTCATCTTCCGCTGCAATCGATAACTTACCAAACAGTAATAACGTTAAATCAACTATTACAATAGGACAGGGGTTTTAATTATGTCATGGAATCAAAATTTCACAGCTACAGGTTTATCAACTCTTTCAACTTATGCTCCTGCTGCAGGTCCAGCATTCGTTAAAGGTAAAGTGCAAGTTCCAACATTGGTTAACGGTGGTGGAGCTTCAAGTGTTGTAGTTACAGTTAATCAAAATGGATCTCCGATTTATACTGGTGTTGCTGGTGCTGAAGGATTCTATACAGTAATGAGCTGCGCTCTTAATGATGTTATTGCTGTGGTGTTTAGTTCTTCAGCAGCTGCTGATCAGGGACTAAATGTGATTAAGAGTGAAATCTCTATTGGATCGGGCCAATAAGATGCCACTCATTAAAGGGAAATCTCCACAAGCTTTTCAACATAATGTTAAAGCTGAAATGCATGCCGGTAAGCCACAGAATCAATCATTGGCTATTGCTTATTCAATGAAGCGTAAAGCTAAGAAAATGGCTGATGGTGGAATGCCGACATTAGATCCAGCTAAAGCTCAAACTATCTCTGATCAATATAGCAAGCCAGACACAGCTGGAAACATGTGGGACGCTCTTAAAAAGGGATTATCTGCAAGTAAGGCTGAGGGTGGCGCTGTCGAGCCAAGTGAACATGAAGTTCATAATGCAATGGCAGCTATGGAAGACGAGCGTAAGCTCAATCAACATGGTGACATTGAAGAAGGGCCTCAAAGTGGTGGCGAAGGCTTCCATGAAGAATCTTATATGGGAAATCCTGGCAATGCTTGGGATAATTATCAATCCGAAGCTCATGAAGACGATATGGTTGGAAGAATCATGAAAATGCGCCAGCAAATGTTCTCTAAGGGTGGCCAAGTGGCTAACCAAGAACATGGAGAAAACGATAATGACTTGGCTGGCTTTAAGCCTAATGAATTTGATGATCTTGTTTTACGTGATGATGACTTGGAGGGCGCTGATTATACTGGTGCTAATTCAGGAGATGAATTGGGTAATGCAAGATTAGATCATGACGATAGTGACATTGTTGCTAGGGTTATGAAGTCACGCGCTAAGAAAGATCGATTACCAAATCCACGATAGGATCATAAATGATTAATGATCTTAAAGACCTTAAGTCATTGCTTAAGCTTTGTCGAACTCAAGGAGTAACTGAGATTGAGCTTGGCACTGTGAAAATTAAGTTAGGTGATCTACCGGTAGATAATAATGGTAAGACCATTATAGATAACGAGACTTCGTTAACTGATAATCCTTATGCTAATTTTCCCGATGGCATTTTAACTCCTGAGCAATTGATGTTTTATAGTTCTGGTGGATTACCAGAAGAAGATCCTGCGCTTAAGGATAAGCAATGAAGATAACTAAAGCTAAAGGTCCAGTTGAAAAGATCAAGATGAAGACACGCATGTCAGAGAATGGTGCGATGTCTATTCTTGCTGAATGGTGGAAAAGTGAAGACGAGAAGCTTGCTGTCGATCTGTGTGGCACTGCTGCTTATCTTAAAACTAATCAGACATATCGCATTAGGCAGCTTGCTGTTGATATTAGGCTGTATTGTGGTCTTAGTGTTTATAGTTACGCTGGTTCTAATGTGTCTAAAATGGATAGGACTAAGACTTTACCAGATGATAGACCAACGTTTAATCTTATTCAGGCATGCACAGACACTCTCGTATCAAGACTCTCACAGAATAAACCACAACCAAAGTTCCTCACTGACAATGCTGATTATAAACAAAGGCATTTGGCTCAAAGGCTTAATCAATTCGTTCTGGGTGAGTTTTATCAAACGAAGTTCTATGAAAAAGCAGCAATGATGTTAAGAGACTGTATCGTCATGGGTACAGGCTGTCTTAAAGTATATGCCGGAGAAGATAACAAAGTCTGTGTTGATCGAAAGATGATCACCAATCTTTATGTTGATGACAATGATTCACTGAATGGTAAGCCTGAGCAATTAGTCGAGCTTATGCTTATGGATCGTGACCGAGCTTTGGCTAAATGGCCAGAGGCCAAAGAGATTATTATGGAGACTCCGAATAGTTATCCAGATAATGCTCCGGATTCAGGTCGTACGACAGCAGATCAAATTATGATCGTAGAAGGTTGGAAGTTAGCATCTGGACCTAATCCAGATGAGCCTGGTTATCATCCAGGCCGTCACGTTATTGTCACTTTAAGTGGCATCTTAGAACAAGAAGTCTATCATAAAGTGAAATTTCCATTCATTTTCATGCGATATTCAGATCCATTCTTAGGATTCTTTGGCCAAGGATTAGCTACTCAGCTTTTCGGGACTCAGATGTCTTTGAATAGGATTCTATACACTATTGCACGCGCTATTACTTTAGTTGGTGTGCCTCGTGTGTTCATTGAACAAGGCTCAAAGGTTGTTAAAGCACATAATAATAATGAAGTTGGTGTGATCATTACTTATAGTGGTGTGAAACCTAGCTATGAAGTGGCTCCAGCAAATGCTCCTGAGTTATACGCGGAGCGAGATAAGCTGATTCAATACGGATTTCAGCAATGCGGTGTCTCTGCTATGCAGGCGACAAGTCAGAAGCCACAAGGATTAAACTCTGGTGCAGCAATTCGCTCTGCAGATGATATTTCTACTGACAGATTCGCTGCTTTATCTAAGAAGTTTGACGATGCTCATATTGAAGGTGCGTATTTAATCACTGATACAGCTATGGATATTGCCAAAGAAACAGGCAAATATCAGACTGTTTATCCTAACAAGGATGGAACTAAGGAAGTTGATCTTCCGGCAATGAAGTTCTTGCAAGATCCTTTCGTGATTCAATGCTTTAGTGAGTCTGCATTGCCTAGAACTCCAGCAGGCCGTATGCAATGGGTTACTGAGCAAGTTCAATCAGGCATGTTGACCATTAAAGAAGGCCGAAGGCTTATGCGCTCTCCTCAAGACTTGGAGAGTAATGAACAGCTTGATAATGCTAGTGAAGAAAGAATATTCCAAATCCTGGATGCTATCGTTGAAGAAGGTAAATACACGCCTCCAGATCCATTTATGGATACGCAGTTGGCTACAGAATTAACTGTGAAATATTACAATTTATACATGGCAGCTAAGCTTGAAGAATCTAAGGCAGAGATGCTCAGAACATTCTTCCAACAAGTGCAGGCCATTGTTCAAGCGGCTCAACCGCCTCCAATGCCAGCTCCTCAGGCTCAAGCAGCACCATTACCTACATCACCATTAGTTCCAAACGCAGTTCCACAACAATAACCAAACCCTCTTAAGTTATAAGAGAAAGGATATTATATGAAGATTACTCCTATTGCTGGACCATCGACTGGTTCAGTTACTCCAAGTGTTGGAGCGAGCGCCGATGTCAGAGAAGCAGCTAAGCAAGCATACTTAGGACAGACTCCAACGAGGATTACTCAATCAGAGACTCATGTTGATCCTCAAGTTGAAAGACTTAATAACAAGAAGTCTATTAAAATGAGAACTAACTTCTCTGCCAATAGAGAAGAAGAACCGATTGCAGAAGTAGTTCCAGTAGTGGCACCTAACGTCATTCCTGACACTACGGTGGCTAATGTTGAGCCTGAAGTTACAGCGCCAATTAGCCCTCAATTAGCCGCTATTGCTAGGCAAAAGCGGGCACTCCAAGTTAAAGAGAGTGAGATAGCTGCGAGAGAAAAGGCTTTAGCAGAGCAAGCCACAGGTGGACTTGATTTAGCTAAGCTTAAAGCTAATCCATTGAGTATTTTGCAAGAAGCTGGTGTTACTTATGAACAATTAACCGAGGCTATCTTAGCAGATCAACAAGGTATCAATCCTGAACTTCAAGCTTTGAAGGCTAAAATAGATGCCCTTGAAAAAGGTGTTGAATCTAAGCTTACGGAGCGAGATGCGCAGGCAGAACAACAAGTATTGGCTGAACTTCGCAGGGAAGCTCAACGAATTGTTTCTGATGGTGATACATTTGAAATGATCAAAGCTAATAGAGCTGAGGCTAAGATTGTTGATTTGATCCATAGAACCTGGAAACAAACTGGGGAAGTAATGGAAGTTGAAGATGCAGCGAATCTCTTAGAAACTGAGTATCTCAACGATGCCATGAGGCTTGCAAATCTAAAGAAGGTCCAGAGTAAGTTAACTCCTGTTCAGGCAGTACCTCAACAGCCACAAGGACAGACTAAACAAATGAGAACATTAACTAACCGTGATGTTGCTTCAGCACCGACCTCGAAAAGGGCTCGTGCGATTGCAGCAATGCGTGGTCAAATAAAATAATTAGGAGAATAAAATGGCTATTGCACCAGTGTATGCAAATAGTTCCAACCAAATCGCAGCTTTAAAAGAATTGGTTGTGGACGATAAAGATTATATGAAAAATATCGTATATTCCAAGAATCCAGGACTCGCGATGTTACCGAAAAACGAGTCACCAGATGGATTCGCTGGAAAATATATTCCAGTACCTTTGGAATACGGAAATCCACAAGGCCGTGCTCACGTATTTAGCAATGCTCAGAATCAACAAACTGCTTCTGATGTAGTTTCCTATTTCGTGTATGCGGTTCAAGATTACCAACTTATCACCATCACTAACTTATTGATGGAACAAACTAAATCAAATGCTGGAGCATTCGTTGACGAAGCTTCACGTACTTTGGACAATGGTTTTAGAAACTTGTCTAATAACATGGCATTTGAATTATTTGCTGGTGGTACGGCCTCTCGTGGAACTATCAGCGCAGCTGGTATTACTACTGTTGGTTCTACCGTTTCTTTCGTGTTGGCCAATAGCCAAGCTGTTGTTCAATTCGAAGTTGGTATGACCATTCAAGCATCTAGCACTGATGGTGGTGCAGCATTGCAATCTACTCCAGGAACTATTGATGCTATCCAGATTACATCTGTTAATCGTGGAACTGGCGCTATTTCTGGTACGATTGTTCAAGGCGCTCCAGCATGGGTGGCCGGTGACTTCTTGCAAGTGTTGGGTGACATCGGTATCGGTGGAGCTTCTACAATTGCAGGTATGTTAGGTCTTTCAGGCTTCGCCGCATGGGTTCCTTTCGTTGATCCTCCAAGCTCAGATAATTTCTGGGGTGTTAACCGCTCCGCAGACGTTACACGTCTTGGTGGCTTGCGATTCAATGGAACCAGCTTTTCAATCTCTGAAGGTATCACTAACGCATTAGCTTTGGCTAACCGTGAAGGTGCTGCGCCTGGTTTGATTGTTATTGATTTTGTGTCTTATGGGACATTGATCAATGAGCTTGGAGCTAAGGTGCAGTACGTACAGCTTGAGCATGATGAAGTTGAGGTTTCTTTCGAAGCTATCCACTTCCATTCTGCTTATGGAAAAATCCCTGTACTGGCTGATCGTTCAGCCCAGGCCCAGAATGCATGGTGTATGACTATGGATTCTTGGAAGCTTCGAACTCTCGGTAAAGCTCCACACATCCTTACTTATGGTATGGAAGGTTTGGAAGGTCTGCGTGTAGGAACAGCAGATGCTTTAGAAGTACGGTTGGCTTATTACGGCAACGTAATTTGTTCAGCTCCAGGGTATAACATGAACGTTTCTTTATCAGCTTAATCATAAGACTTAGGTCTATTGATCTTAGGGCTCTGGTTATCCAGGGCCCTTTGTTTTAACGCCATAAATGACAATAATGAGGCTTGAATAGTTCAAGCGTACTGCTCTGACATGTAGCTAGCGCATCAGAGAGAGAAATTGCTAGATAAGAGGTCTTTTATGTCCTATGCACGCGGTTTTAGTCAAAATGGTGCTAAATTATTAGCAAATATCACTGTTATTAAAGAAGTTGAACTTAATTTCATTGTCGATTCGACTAATGGAAATGGTCTTGGCGTAAGATCTATTAAGTCTAATGGATATGTAAGAAACGTATTCATGCATACTTCTGCAACTCCTGGTGTTGGAGATGTGTTAACTAATCCAAATCCAATTGCTGGTTACGCAATGGTACAATTTAAAAATAACTTCAATTACTCATTGTCTGGATCTAATTCAATTGTATCTCCTTTGTCTGGTTCAAGTTTAACTTCAGTTACTGCAGGACATATGTACGTAATCGTGTCTTTAGGAACTACTACACTTGCCCAGTGGCAAGCTGTTGGTGTTCTGCAAGGATTCGTGCCATCAGTTGGCATGAGCTTTATTGCTACAGCGACCGGAGCGATTGGTGGAACTGGAGCTGTACAAGTTCCTTCACAATCTGGAATTTCTTCAATTGAAATTTGCGGAGATCCTAATCAGTCAATTAATAATGCAAGCATT